GAGAATGATAGATATTGGCCAGGTCAGATTATTCACACTCTACATACCCAGGCAGCTCAGACACTTAAACCAGGTCTCAGGTTGGGACCAACCAATAAGATTAAATACTGTGAAAAGTTCAAATATCTAGTTACCATTAACCGAGTGATTCCGAACGACGAGTTTACCGTAAGTGAACTAGGATCTTTTGGTAAATCTAAGGGCGGAATGTATCGAGGTCAAAACGGAAACGACGACCTTGCAATAACATCAGTTAACCTATCTGCCCTATTTGAGTCAAGTCAATTTTGGGAAATAGCAGTAGAAACCTACGAGAGAGCTGGAGATGAATATGCAAGAGAAGTAGACGAAAAAATATTTAGTCTAAATCGTGGGGATGGAAAAAATTCTATGTTTGATTTCGATGAAATCAGAAGAATGAATGAGACTAAGAATCAGGGTCCAGGCCCATCCGGCAAGAAACATGTATTCGATCTTGACACCTTGGACAGAATCGAAAAAATAAAAAATAGATTCTTTAAATCTTAGGTGTGAATTTAGTATATTATATTTGAACGAACTCTGTAAAATTTTAAATCAATGAAACGCATATATTCTAAAGAAGGCGAGACCCTGGATGATATCTTTAAGAACAATGAGTATGAGATTTATAATCAAGTACTTGAATCAATCAAGGAGAGTTACAGAGAGCTCGGGGACAAGGAAGTTATAAACGTAATCAGCATCTCAACCAAGGATATCGATTATTCGATTAACTTAAAAAGAGAAAAGCTAGCTCCCAGTTTGGAAAAGTGCATAGCATTCTTTGAAAGAATCGAAGAATACGAGAAGTGCCAAGAATGCGTTAACATCATAAAAGAACTTAAAAAAAATAAACAGGAAGTAGAATATGGGATTAGCTAAAAATTCAAATCAGCTGGTGAATGAAAAGATACAAGAAATAGCGATAAAACTTTACGAAAATACAATAACTGATAGGCAGAAAAATGAGCTGGCTACCCTCGTGTACCCAAAGCTTAAATATTACATTTGGTCTATTTGTAAAAACGAAGACGATACGGAGGAGGCATTACAATGGTCCTTCAAAAAAATATTCAACAATCTTGAAAAATTTGACCCAGGTAAGGCTAAGTTCACTACCTGGGTTTATAGTATAGCTAGAAATGAAACCCTATTCTATCTATATAAAAAGAGCAAAGATCCGCTCATCGCAGTCGATTGTTTGTATGATCCTCGTCTCACTAATATAGGTGAAGATATTAACGGAATAGAGGGAGAAATAGATGCCCTGTATAACATAACTATCTGTGAGATTCATAAGATAGAGGATCCGACCCTAAAGGGAATAGCAATCGATAAGATGATAAAAAACGAAAGAGTTAAAACAATTGCTCTTCGATACGACATCAATGAAAACACAATTAAGACCAAGCTCAGGAAAATAAGATCAGACATTAGATCTAAAATCATAAAGGAAAATCCTGGATTTGAAGAAATTCTAAACCATTTATTTAAAGCATGAAAAAGATAATAGCTCAAATCAATCCTAAAAATGTAATATCCGACATTGGAAAATTTTCAAGGATTCTAAGAAATAGGAAGCGATATTCCAAAATTCTGGACTCTCTAAACGATGAGGGCAAACTTAAAGCAGTTGGATTAAAAAAGGAAGGCGACAAACTTTATGTCGGCATAAACCTTAATCCAGAGCTGTTAATCTACAACGATGAAACTCAGGAGTCGGCTGAACTTAAGTTTATCTCAGATAAGCTCAAAGTTTACACTGATTTTCTACAAAAGGAGGGAGTATTGGACTCTGTTATAGCCGACTATGATCGAGTTAAAACAGATGATTACTATGGATATGTAGTCCAAATTAGATTTGACATGAGAGACTACTCTAGGTCAAAATACATCTATTCCCTTGCTTATTTTCCATCAATTGTGATAATATTATCGGCAATAGTTGGAATCATTTTAAGATAAATAATAAAAAGATAGAGAAAAATGAAATTTGTAGAAACTATTAAAAGATGGTCGTGGCAAATTCTTGCCGTTCTATTCTTCGTCTTATTTCTAGGAAAAGGTTGCACATCTACTAAGATTAGCAAGACAAACAAGAATATAGACGAGATGCAAGTTGAGATTGACTCCCTTAAGACTGAAATATCTAAGTTAAGAGATCAATCAATCACTAGAAAGGACCTGAAAGACGAGATGGAAATTGTGATGCTTGACTTCTTGATTTACGAAGACGACTTAGATCGAGGAAAAACAAGTCTATCTCAAATAAAGAATAAGATAGAGTCAAATGATTAATTGGATTAAAGGAAATAGAAACATCATAATCAGAAACACGTTTCTGCTTCCGATATTATTAGTTGTAATAATGTCGATCAGCCACGTCGTGAGCTGGTATGATCTTGGAAACCCGTTGAGTTGGGCAATATATCTTTCCATTGCAATAGAAGTTTTTGCTCTAGCATCAGTATCTGCTGCAACTATCAAGGTAAATCGGGCGTCAATCTGGTTTTTATTTGGACTAGTAACATTTATTCAGATTGTTGGTAACATCTTCTTTGAGTATAGAGAAATTAGCGTAACGGATGCAAGTTTCTTATCCTGGGTTGAGTTAATTAATCCCTTCTTTGACGACTGGGACGTAACCGATCATCGTAGACTTTTAGCTATAGTCCAGGGAGGAACCCTTCCGATAATGTCCCTAACCGCTCTTCATTATTATATGAAGTTCAAGGACCAGGAAGAATTAAACGAAACCGAAACTCAAGTTGAATCTACAGTCGATTCTCAGATAACTGATGCGGTAACAACAATCGAGCCAAACACTGAGACTACATATGATCCATCTGAATTAAAGGAAGCAATTAATATTTGGGGTCAGATGCACGGCTCAATCGACGGAATATCAGATGACGTTATTATAGATAATTATAGACAATTTCTTGAAAAGAGAGACGAAAATCTTCTCAAACCTGCGTCTAAAAAATCACCTGCTCCAGTTCATCCTAAGCTTAGGAGATAAAAAAATAAAACATGAATGATACCTAAAATAAACAATATATGTGATTGCTGCGACTCAGATCAGTCGATTCTCCAGCTATTCAATGATCAGTGCTTCAAGATCATCGATGGAGCAGACACAAAGGGATCATTTTGTCTATCAGATTTTGCATTTCCATCTGATGGATATTCATGCTTAGACTTAAATCTAAATGTTTTAAATGGAGAAACAACCCTATTTGATAATGAGATCTTAACGGTTGGGTCACCGAGTGTTACATTAACTAAGGGTGACCTATACGCTAGAGGAATTCTTCTTAAAATTACTTATCCAGTTAATGATGATAATGGAGAAGAAATCCTTATAACTGATAAGAACGTTGAGCTTTGGATCGAGGATGCAGCTACATTAGTATATAAACAGCTTCCTCTCTATAACTTATTCATCATGTTCACTAATCCTAAATCAAATGACCCATCTCAATTGATAAATAGAATAAAGGTGGTGAACCCAAATGATTACAAAGTTAAAGTTACAGGTCTAGTCATATTCGGGGAAGCACAATAAAACAAAATAAAGATCAAATGAACGTTAATACGCCAACTGAAATTTTCGAAATCCACCCAGCATCTACTGCGAGCCCTGAGCTTACTTATGAACCGGTTTGGATCAGCACAGATCGTAGAATATCAGACCCTACTAAAACGACTTTAAAATATGCTCAAGTAGGTGGACCAACCGCTGCTGACAAGATTGGAAATGCACATGGACCCATTTTTAGAATCGAGGTATTAAGTGCGACCGCAAGCTATATTAAAATTTGGGGTCTAGATAATGACGATACTAACGCCCCCGTTTATCCAATATCTAGATTCACAGCATCCGGCGCAAATCCTATTTTAGACATTTGGTTGAAAAAGTTCGAATTTACAGATGTTAATGGAGATCCAGTTTCAGCTGGAACTTACAAAGTTTTCGGCCACAGAAGCCGACACTATCCATCTACGTTCTAATGAGCAAAATTAACGAAAATATGACCCCCGCAATAACCGCATTCCAAAACAGGGATTACATGCGCGGCATTCCATTTTATGGAGAAAAAGGGGATTTTAATTTCGTCGTCGGAAAGAGCCAATTTACCCCAGGTGTTTCTATTAAATCACTTCCACTTAGCGATATGTCAAGAAAGGGAGATCCTGGAATCGGAGACTTTGATAGAAGCGTTAGTCTGATTAAGCATTACTATAAGCCCGGAGACCGAGTCAGAGGAATTCTAGTAAACTCTCATCTTAAATCTGATGAAGGAAGAATGGTGGTTGGAAAATTAAACCGGGTCGAAATCAACAGAAGGGATAACACTATTAAAGTATTCATTAAGAACCCTGAGACTCTTGAAATTCAAGAGATATATGTTGACACGATGGAGCGCCTATACGAATCTAGAATAGGAATGGCTCTTAGTTTTTCTGAGTTTATCGGATCATAACATCTTACTTATTTCATAAAACTATTGTGCCCGAATTGGGTATAAAATAAAAAAGTGTATAACTATGAGCGAACACATAGATGATCATGATGCCCTATCATATCTTGAATCTTTGGATTCAGAAAGCGGAATTAATAAACCAGTAGATTTGAAACCGGCTCAAGATGAGATAGTTGAGAAAAAGGAGCCAATTAAGTCTCTCGGGAAAGCTAGAACATATGAGTCGAGTGAATTAAGCGGAGCCGAAGAATCTCCGTGGAAAATATTAAACCTGGATCTTTTGCCTTCTCGTGGGATGTTTTACCCAGTTGGAGCTGAACTTCTAATTAGATCCGCAAAAACCAAAGAGATCAGACACTGGTCTACTATGGATGAGCATGATCCGATTGACGTCGAAGAAAA